CCTAACGCATTTGAATTGGATGAATCAACTTATGATTGTTCTTTATTTCGTGCTGCTATGTATGGTCAGCGTGATGTGCGTTTTGCACTTTATCATAGTGATTTTAAAAATGAGCAAATATATAAGGAACTGACTAGAGTTTATGATCAGATTGTGAATTCTGTTATGGTTTTGGAAAATGGTGAGCTAGTGCGTAAAGACACTGGTAATCCTAGTGGGTGCGTTAACACTATTGTTGATAATACGATGATATTGTATCGTTTATTGGCTTATGCATGGATAATGCAGGTGTACAAAAAACGCATTACTGAACCCAAATATCCTTTAAACAGACCACACTTTGAAAATAATGTTGCAGCTGGTTTAACAGGTGATGATAACACTTTAACTGTGTCAGATGAAGTCGTGCATTTTTATAATGCTACAACTATTTCTGATGAGTGGAGTAAAATTGGTGTTGTTACAACAACTGATTGTTATGAACCTCGCAAATTAACTGATTGCAAATTTCTTAGCCATTCTTTTACTTATAATAAAAAATTAGGTATTGTATGGCCTGTTCCTGATACACAACGTATGTTGTGTAGTTTAGCTTATAATTCGAAAGATAACGATGTTCGGTGGCACTATCTTCGTGCTTGTGCTTTACGTGTGTGTTCATATCCTAATGAAACATGCCGCACCGTGATACAAAATTATATTAATTACCTGAACACCAATTTTAGTAAACAACTGGTTGGTGAAATTAATGGTATTTCAATGAAAGATATCCATAATTTATGGAGATCTGATAAATCTATTGAGGCGTTATATGCTGGTAGAGAATCTTTAAGCAGTGGTGCACGTAAGATCTTTAGCACTGCTTTAAATTTTCGTACTGTTTTAGCTGCTTAATATAACATTATATCGTATTTTGAAAATTACATTTATTTCGTTTATGCAAATTTTCGTTTGTTTTTGTAATTATACACAATGTCGTCTTCGTCTCCTAGCAAAACTCGTAAGGGTCGCGCTAAGAAAGCTGTTTTGTCTGCAGCCCAGTCAGTAGTTGATAAAACTATTGCGACTATGGCGAGGCAATCAGGTTCTAAAAAGAAAAAG